GTATTATAAATATAATGAACATTTATATGATTTATTCAATATTTTCTTCCTCGGCAAAATTGTCAAAATCATCATCTATGTCATTATCATCATCTTCTTCAATTGATATATTATCATCTTCATTATCATCAATATCTTCTTCTTCGTTAGAATCGTAATCTGATTTGATATCATCATCAGCAAATTCTAATATATCATCATCGTCATTCCCATTAGTCTTATCATCGTCAATATCACTATTTGATTGAATATCAACTATATTTCGAACATTAATACCATCGTCTTTTATAGCCCTCCCAATAATGGATATGTGCTTGTCATAGAGTAAAAACTTTTTACCACAAACCTCAATTTTAATCTCTTCACCTATAGAAACCTTGTTAATATCTATTTCAGATTTTATTCCAGCAGAAAGTTTAGGAATAATGATCTGTAAAATAGGAATGTTATCATAAAACCCTTCTGCAAGTAATCCAAGCGAATTTTTGGCCTTGATCTTACATTTGAGAATAGAACCTTGTGCAGGATTGCAAATTTCTGCAATACATTGTAAATTGTAAGAGATGTTTCCATTGAATTGAGAAACAATTAAACGACCAATAGATCTTTTCACTATCTTAATACTGTTATTCTTGATATAACCATGTTTTGAACACATATTTTCAAGATTTTTTTTGATTTTTCCCAACAAAATTTCATCAATATTGATACCAATTTCAGTTGTTTTTAATTGTACTAAGGTATTGAACTTTATTGGTATAAATAATTCAGACATAATGATGATAATATATCTATTATAATATCATTTTTTTATATAAGAGTTTATATAAAAAAATGACTTCTATATTATAGATACTAATTAATGGAGCTTCAAAAGGATTTACCAATCTTTGATTATATTTCAAAATATACACAAGAAATTAATGAAAATGAAGAATTGGAAATAATCATATATCCTTTGAAAGGCAAATATACTGAAACAGAGTTCAATAATTTCACTAACGTTTTTCGTTCTTTGAATTATACCGAAAATATAGAAAAAGAATGTCTCAGTGTATATGCACAAAATGTTGAACTGAATATACATGGTATATCTTCAATCATAAAATATTGCAATACAGCTTCATATAATACAGATACTGTTGAATGGGTAAGACATAATACAATTATGGAAGATGAAGTCAAAGATCTATTTGATGACGCAATCAAATTTACAAAAATAAGCAAAACAAAAACACAGGAACCAGAGTTTTGGGATGATAATCTTAAAAACTTTAAGATGAATAAGAAAATATCATATACACTCGATGGTGTCAAATATATCTCAAATATATTCAAAACAAATGATGAAGATTTTCACTCTATGAAACAATCGAATGTTTTGAAACAAGAACAAATGTACGATTTTAGAGTAGTTATTACAAAGAAAGATATCAATATTATTCAATGCATTGTCACATTATTAAGAGCAATTCATATGTCAAATATGATTCTAACTAAACAACAACAAAATGATATAATCAATGAATATCATATGTTAGTAAAAGATGATATAAAAATAAGTGGTTATAACAAAAAATCATCAATACCTCTATTGGCACCTAAACCAGTAACACTCGAATTGTCAAATATGGTTGATCCAAAAAACTATGGAGCAATCAGTATTCTATCAGGATATACTGTAACCGAAAAGGCTGATGGTGAAAGAATCCTAATGTATATTAATGGAAATGGTAAAGTATATCTTATAAATAATTCATTACAAGTTGAATATACAGGACAGAGCGTACCTAAAGCATATTATAACAGTTTAATAGATGGCGAATACATACCTTGTGACAAAAGAAAAGATGATAGTTCAAAGAATTTATATGCTTGTTTTGATATGTATTATAGTGGTGGTAAATTAATAACATCATTACCATTAATTGACACCAATGCTTCGAGATATTCTAAACTTCAAGAAATTGTCAAACATATATCCAAAGGAGAAGTTGATGTAATAGTGAAAGAACATAGATATAGTGAAAATATACTGAGTGATGCAAAAGATATTTTAACAAATACAAAAACATTTCCATATGAAGTAGATGGTCTAGTATTCACACCTTCAAAACTTGCGGTATATTCATATTACACAAATCGAAATGTACAATTAACAGATAATGTTAAATGGGATAGGGTATTTAAATGGAAACCAGAGGACCAAAATACAATAGATTTCCTAATATCATTTGGGAAAACAATAACAAAACAAGGGATAAAATATAAAGAAATTAAACTCTATGTTGGATATAACACTTCACAATGGGAAAATCTTACAATTGAAAAAGCACTCAAATTAAGATATGATAAAGCTTATGCCAAAATGAACGATTTTAATTCATCAGCTTATATCCCAATTTTATTTAAACCCAAAACATTCTATACAGCTGGTGTTGAAAGTGCATATGTAAAAATTAATTCAAGTGGAGATATTAGAGCAATCAATGGTGATAAGATTGAAAACAACAGTATTGTAGAGTTCCAATACAACAATGATAACGATTTATATGTTAGCGAAAGATGGAAACCATTGCGTGTTAGAGATGACAAAACAAGAATATATAGAAATGAAAAAACTCTAAGTAAAACAGCAAATGATTACGGTGTTGCACTTAATATTTGGAGATCTATTCATAATCCAGTTACTATAGCAATGATAATGGGGAACGAAAACATATCTTCAAAACATGCGATAGAAAACTTGGATACGGAAGATATATACTATACACGAAATATTTCAAGAGATAATCTATTATCAGTTCATATGTTGAACTTTCATAATCAAGGAATTAAGAAATATCTGTATAAGGATATACCTAAGAAAAAAGGTTCACTATTAGAACTTTGCTGTGGTGACGGAGGAGATATGAACAGATGGATAGATTCTGGATACAATTTTATTTTAGGTATAGACTTTGTAAAACATAATATATATAATCCTGTAAGCGGTGGATATTCCAGAATGATGAAAAGACGTAAACAATTCATAAGAAAAGGCGACAATACTGCATATTTTCCAAATATTGTGTTCGCGGCAGGGGATTGTGCAGCATATATCAAGAATGGAGAGACCGCAAGAGCAATCAAAGATAATGAAAGTGAAAAAATATTGAAAATAGTAATGAATAAACAGAATTCATATGAGCCACATTTGAAATACGTTACAGGAAAAGGTGCGGACGGGTTTGATGTAGTATCATGTATGTTTGCTGTTCATTATTTCTTTGAAAACGAAGGAAAACTAGATGGATTTTTGCGAAATGTAGCAGACAATTTGAAACAAAATGGTGTATTCTTCTGTACATTTATGAATGGAGATAGAGTTCATAATGAAATAATGAAAAATGATGGCGATAAAATAGAAGGGATAAAACTAAAAACCGAAAATTATGAAGGGATGCCAGTATGGGCAATCATAAGGAGATATTCTAAAGAGAATACAAACATATATGGTAAAAAGATAGACGTATATATCGAAAATACAAAAAAACTCATTCCTGAATATTTGATATCATTTCAAACACTGGTTCAAAAAGCAAAAGACTTTGGACTTGAAATAGAAAAGACTGAAATGTTTGAAGAAACATTTGACAAAATCAAAAAAAATATAAACAAAGAAGATTTATTATACAAAGATATAATGGAACTGGATAAAGATGAAATACAGAAGAAATTTAGTTTTCTCAACCAATGGGCTGTTTTTAAGAAGATTTAGAGAAGATTGCTAAGTGTAGTGAGGCATAGTTGTGCACGATCGCTTACATTGTAACCATTGTTTGTAGAAAAGAATGATACAAGCAGTTTGATATTTTTTATGTTATTACACTTACAAATGTAATAATATACATCATTTGGTTTGATAAATGTGTTTGAATTTTCATGTAGCTGTCTGTATCGCAATTGAGCAAGATGAAAACGAATAATAGGTGGAAATTGTGTATCAAGCTCCTTATTCATCCTAAAGCGATTTGTTTTAGGATTATAAGTTGTTGTTGCTTTGTATAAGTTGTAAAGAATATCCTTTATTGTAGAAATAACAGTATGAATGAGATATGTAGGATCCATATCTCTCCCCTTATCGTCTTTTAGATCAATAGCGTTAGGATTATGATACATTGAAATATAATCTATAATTTTGAAATCTTTGTTGTTTTTCATATAGATTGAAAGAATATTTTGCCATATGTTTTGTTTACACGGATCTGTTTCCTCTTTGATAGAAATATTTTGAGGAGATAATTTTAAAAGCTCGATACCAATATCAGTCCTTTTTTTGACGATTATTCCATATGTTTGCTGTGTCTCGATATGATTATAAGCATCGTCAAATGTATGAAATTTCAACGGATAATATACATGAGGTAGATCTATTTTGTCCTCGAATATATCAACCTCGCATAAAGTTTCTCTGTTTTTGGAATTGATATGAACCAATACTTTATAATCGCTTCCATATTGTTGAGTGTAATCGATAATGTGTTTATTCTCATTGTGCAATAGAACAAACTCGTAAGCGAGCGATTTGTCAAGACCACTTGTGAAAATTGATCTTAATCTTTTTTCAATTTCTTCTTTATCAGTATTCATAATTTCATCTTCATTGAAATGTGAACGGAACATTGTCATAAGAGTTTCGTTCAACATATCTCCATGACTTTTAGAAGGATGTAAGAAACGAGATGAATTAACATCTGTACAAGTTGATGTACCGAAATACCATTCGTCCTTATAATTGTAAATAGTAATCATTGTTCCATCATATGCCTCTTGATATTGGTCATTTTCGTTGATAATTTCCATATATTTGTCTTTCGTCACACGAATGGGAATATTGTTAGCATAAGACACGACAATGTTGTTTTGAAGATAAAGTGAAAAGTCGAGCACGATACTCCTGCACTGATTGTAAATTGATTCATATTTTTCATCGACATTTTTGATATCATACGAGTTGTGAAGCAGAACAAGATGATCATTATTTTTAAATTTTTTTACCTGAAGAGAAGGCCACATATGATATTTTTTGAGAACATGAAGAAGACAATTGTGAAAAGAAGTGATATCACCATTGTTTTTTTCATCGAAGGTCTGGTTGATAATCTCATAAACACTTGACGGATATTCAACCTCCATATTTGAGTTATAATATGATCACAATCTTATATCATTTTTTTGTAATTTTGAACAATATTTGTAAAAAAGTATTTTTTTTGAATATAAAGATAACACGAATTTGACAATTATTATGAATACACCGAAGAAAGATTTTATAGAAGATGGAATGACAACGGAAGAGATACGAAAACAAGTCAAATACATAAGAGAATATTTACAGAAAGGAGGTAAATCAACAAAAGAAGACAAAATAGAACATCTCAAAAATGAATGTAGTGCCTTTTATCAAAGATATCCAATGCTGTTTGATATGACAACAAGTGACGATTTTAGTTTCGACAATTTAAATTATTTTTTGGAAATGCGAGAAAAAATAGTGAAGGATAAAATGTCATCACAGGAAGCTTCCGAAGAAATCGGTAAAGAATGGTTCAATAAATTCGTTGATTTGTCAAAATTAGAAAAAAAATAAATATCAATGAATAATAAGTATGAAGGGTTTTTCTTACAGTTTTTTAGATCCAAATGAGAATGTAGGAGTTCCACCTCCTATGCGACATGCTGGATTATATACAAGTGATGAATCATATCATGAAACTGTATGGAGCAAGGATTATAGAGGTCCTAGAATAGATCCAGATGCAATCAGTTATTCTCAACATTACAATGAATTAGCAAGAGGTCATATTCCAACAAATGTGAGACCCGGAAATAATTCAATAGAAAAAAACAATTACTCATTTAATGATGATAAATATAATAAGATATGCTTCAAACAAGCATAAGTTCGTGTATTACTCTTTTTTTGATTGTATTTTTGTTATCCTCAATTATCGTACAAATGTACTTATAAACATCATCGATTTGATCAAATGAAACTCCTCCAGTAATAAGAATACTACCGCTTTCGAAAATAGCAACAGTAACCTTTTTACAATTTCCATCACCAATTCCTGAACTTTTCCCAAAACAATTTGCTGAACATTTACAAATACCATCCTTTTTTTCATTGAAAGTATTCCAGAAATACTCAAGTTTGACACCTTGATAAACGTTTGGCTGGAAACTGCTTTTGTTGTTGTATTTACCACTGATTAAAATATTATGCAATTCTTTTCTTTTGATATTAAACTTATCCGTTTGTTCAATATCAGTATATATCTTCAAATCTGAATTAATCATACGTACCTTGAAATTTGAATATATAAGACGCGATAATGGATCTGTATCATTGTAATTTGTGATAAATATTTTTTTTGTCATGTTTGTATAAATATTTTTTATGTTTTGTATAATACTGTCAACAATGACCTTTGGATGATCAATACTTCTTATTCCGGTTAGTTGTATATTTCCATTTTTGAATATCTTGATGTTTGGAAAATATCCTTCATCAAACTTATAAACAACCGTTATTTGATTATCAAATCTTGTTTTTTTAGCAGAATTGTTCTTCGACTTTCGTTTCTTTTTGGGATTTATACCTCTTGTATTTTCGATACCTTCTTTTAAATACTGTATCCACGTAAAACAGTTTAGTTCTTGCGAAATTGATATATGTTCATACAGTATATTTAAATCTAAATTTACATCATTCCCAATATCCGCATTACAAGTTATGGTTGAAACACGATAAGGTGTGAAGATAAGATTTTGACTCATTTAAAGACACATATAAAGTACTTTATGCTACTCTTAAATCAATTTTTTATTATTTGCTTTTATTTATGAACTTTCTGAGTTCTTTTTTATATATGAGGTATTTACAGATTCATAGCTAGCCGGTAATGAAATCATTGGTGGAATATTCAACACATGTGTTGTCTCATTATCTATATGCATTTTACGAAAATCATCTATAGTCAAATTACCGTTGAACATTTTAAGCAAATATCTTGAAGGAGCTGGTCGTATATATTGATTGATTCCATATTTTTTCGCCATCATTTGTATTAAACTATTTATTTCCCAAACTTTATCACTTCCATTATAAGATGAAAAATTATAAGCATTTGCACATTGAAGAGAACAAAATGTACCATAAACTAAATATGTTTTATTTGTGTAACTCATTGGCATACCATAGATTTTAAAGTCTATACTGTGACAGCACCAAAAACAAGCAATATTATTTTCTGTTCTTACATTTTTTGGTATTATTGACTGTGTACATTCTTGATGTTCTTCCTTTTCCACATTATTAAAATCTTCATTGATATAACAACAATGACTTTCATATGGTAATGGTTCGTAATTATATTCCTTTGTCTTATCTACATTTATAATCTTGTCTATATGACTATGTGATAAAGGTAATTGTAATATTATATGCTCCTCTTTACATTCGACATTTTTAACTATAGTATTTAACAATGTCTTTTTACTTTTCTTTTCAACTGCTACTTGTTTCGGTTTTCGTGGCATTTTTATATTCTTATATCGTTTTATACTTATATAAATTTAATCATCTTCATCATTGTCTCCAATATCAACATCTTCGTAATCTTCGCGAAGGTCATCATTGTAATCCTCCTCGATTTCAATATTTTGTGATTTTTCTAAGGAAATACCCATTTTCTTGATTTCTTTTTCAAGTTGTCTTTCTTCCTGTGTCAATTTGTTCATTACTTTTAATTGTTCATTCTTATTTCTTTCTCTTATAGAATTGATAAGAAATGTATTTTCTTCAATTGTAGGCATTGTGGTGGAAGTTATATATTTTAACAAACTATTATATACATTGTTTGTGAAATCTTTTACAAATCCATAAGACACTTTAATAGATGCTGTTAATATTTCGTTTTGACTAGCATCTGGATTAAATGGAAGACACATTGCTCTTGCTAATATATAATTATTTATATCATTAATATATCTCTTATTCTCGTCATTTACTTGTTTGTTCAAGTCAGGAAGCTTTCTTATAATATCTGTAAGTGATTTTGATGCCTCCTTCAAAAGCATTGTCTCTTCTTCATTTCCAGGATACCAAATAAAAATAGTATTCAAATACTTCAATAAATTTAAGTGATGATTTTTGAATATTTGTGATTCAAATTCTGGCTTTTTCTTATTTCCAGAAGTTCTTATCAATATGTCAATATATGACATCGATTTACTCTGTAAATATTTGGATCCTTTGCTATTGATATTTTCAACTATTTCAAGTGGTAACAAAGAACTATTAACATTATTTACCCATTCAAATATATCAGTACTATCATGATCTGTTATAATTCCATGGTTATTAAAACTTGAATTGTTTTTATTATTTGTTAAAGACTTGGGAATATAAAACATTTTTTTCGATTTTTTGACAGTTGCTCTTTGTTTTGAAAATTTGTTTTTCGCATCCCTTAAGTCTGTTCTGTTTATACCAATAATATCACTATCTGGAACAAAACTGTCTCCAATCTTTTGTAGACAACATCCAAGTAAAAATTTGTGGATTTTTTTGAATTTATATCCAGGCATATATATCAAAGCTTGAATATAATCATTTAATACCTTCTCGTGTCTATTATTAGACGACAAAGCATTCTTTAAAGTTTTATAAGCGTCTCTCCCTTTATTTTTTTTATTTTCTTTAATATTAACTTTAATATATTCTAATTCATTTGCGTACTGATCATTAAATATTTTGAGACAGGATTTTAAGATATCATTAGGAACAGTATATATAACCTCTCTTTCAAAAACATCATTTGTTATTTCTGATAAATATACAATAACACCCGTTTTTGAATCTTTATCTACAGGGGCACCAGACAAAGACCATTTATCAACATATTCAACCATCATTCTGTCTGGATCGAAAATTAAGAAATCATTCATATGATCTTCTAAAATCTGTATTGTCCACCAACAAAGACCTGTGAAAATCATTTCAAATAGATTTTTGGTGTATTGTTTATTATATTCTTTTACATGTTCAGTAATATTATCATTATCAGTATTTTGAATCATATTAGGTGTAAGTTTTGTAAGGTTTTCAATATAATCATTTGTGTATGAAATGTCTTTATCAGTTAAAATGGATTGTAAAATATTGAATTTAGTTGGTAATCCAGCATAGTATTTATATAACTCCTCGGTGAGCGACTCATAATTTAAAAAAAGAGCTGAATTACCTTGAATTTTTTCAAAAATCTTCAAAACTGTTTCCATTATTTCCCTAAACCCTTTGTTGTTTTTGTATCTAAAAGAAACTAGGATCTTTTCATTATTCAAAAGATCAGGTATATAGTTATTTTCAACATCATTTTCGCGATCTATCATTCCTTCAAAATTTTGATCATTTTTATAGACTGGTGGTATACCATCGTAATTTGAAAAATCATTAGCTAACTTGACATCTTTTGCTTCTTTGTGAAAATCAACAAATTTTATATCATAAAGATCTTTAAAATTTGGTTTATTGTTTTCATCAATTGACTTTATCAATGCATCAACATCATTGTAATCGGTTTGTTTAATATCATTTATTGTTTTGATAGCATTATCAATAGATTGAATTTCTTTATAGTCTTTAATATTTGTGACAATATCCTCTATTTTCATATCATTATTTTGAATAGACTTAATCATATCTTGGAAATTGTTGAAAATTAGTCCCGGAAAATTTATGTTAACCTTTTCGTCACTTAGTTGTGAAACAAGAATATCGTATTCTGTTATCTGTTGTTGAGGTACAAGTTGAATTATATTTTTCAAATATTTAACATGATTTTGTTTAGCATCATTATAAGTTATTGGTTTTGGAACATATTTTAATGTCTTGATTATATCAGGTTTTGTTTCCAAAATATGTTGATAGTGATTTCTCAATTTATTGTAATCATCAACTGATATATCATCATACGATGTATCATAATGAGAAAGAATGTTATTAACAGTTTGATAATTGATATTATCTTCAGGTAGATTACTCAATATATCACCAATTTCTGGTTTGACATCACGAATAACCTTATCAATACTGTTATAAGAATCTGTTTTAACTAAGTTGATACTTTTTGTATGTTCAAACTTTGATAATATCTTTTGAGAGAGATAATCTTGAATTGTATTTTTTGGTTTTTTATAATATACTGCTAAAACTGGAACATTAATATCGTCATTAGAATCGACTGTATAAAACAAATTGCGATTATTATCTTGTACTTCAATAATTGTTTTGGAAACAGGTTTCAATCGCAATTTTTGAGATTGATCATCATAATCAATAGCAAAAAAAAGTTTATTCTTCGCGTTTTGAGATCGATTATATTGTAGTTTGGTCAGTTTTAGGTTGTCATGAATAAAAGATTCTATATCTTCGTCATATTGTTTTTTAGTTGCTTCCGTTATAAAAACATAATTTTTGTGATCTTTTTTGTTCTTGTAAAATAAATCTGTCAAGTTCTCAGCTTTATTAGAATCTTGAAAGAAATTGTATAATTCATCATATATTTCTTCACGTGAAAATGCTTTAAAGTCTGGATTATCTTTTATCATATCATCTATGGTTATAATTTCATAATACTCAATTTCATCCAATTGTTCATCGAGTGTAATAATATTATCACCCATTTATAATCTATTTATTATCAATAAATTTATTCCATTCATTTTTGATAATACTTATTTCGTCTACGATTCCATTACAATTATTGGAAAGAAATAGTATAAACTTATTGATATCGGTTTGATTATCAAGAGTAAGTTTCAAAACCATTTCTGCTTTGAGTGGATGAGGGCAAATATATCCAATATACGAACAAGTTAAGTCACTATTTGTATTTTTGTTTCGAATGTATTTATCATGAATAATAGATTGTATAATATTACCAAGAGTATCGTCTTCATCTTGAACAATAAATTGAAATGTATTATCCATATTATCACATTTAGCGATAATAACCTTATCAGTATTACCCGAAGTAATATTATTTGAAAATGTTTGTAATTTTTGGGAGATAATATCGAGAGATTTATTGATAAGAAATTTGGAACTTACATGAGGATTGATGGGTTCTATTTGGAAATGGATTTTAGTAGCTTCACCGTATTTATTTTTATGAAATGATCTTGCTTTATCCAGAACATTCATATCTTTTGTGAAAAGACTTTCATCTTCTATGTAAAAGAAGTTAGCAAGTGAAACTGGACTAAATGCTGCATTAAATCTTGCATTTTGTTTGACAACTTTAGCTTTAAAATGAAGTTCTTCATTTGTCCGGAGTCTTGTGATAAGTATATGTGAGTTTGAAACAGAATTTTTTGGAAAAATAGTTGAAAGTTGAACATTTGAAAGTTCTTTTCCATCCAATGTACCTTTGATATGTCCAGTATCAACATTCATTGTCCCAATGCCATTATTTTTGACATTAAGTTCAAGAACCATACTATTGTCTTCATAATTATCAATTTGATCTTCAGTCAGGCAGATTGGGATGAGACCGATCCTATGAGTCATAATTTCGTTATGGAGACCGCCAATGTTTTTGATAATTTCTACAGTTGGTTCAACTTCTCCAATGATACCAGGAATCATGATTTCTGTCAACAAAACACGACGAATACCATTTATAATTGATATGTCAACATTTTCAATATCAAATTCGCACATATTTGAAGCATCATTTTTATCATGACGATAATTATTAAACATTCTTTTCTTAATATGTATTGACATATTGTTTATGTCATTTTTTAATAAACTACCAAATTGTTATCTTATTCAAAATCATGAATATGATAATAAAAAAATAATACTCCCGCTGGGAATTGAACCCAGATAGCCGCGTCATAAGCACGGTAGACTAACCATTGTCTTACAGGAGCAATGTTATCAACTGAATGGTACTAACTACCACCGAGGCTAGTCCTCTAACTAGGGATCTCGCACCCTTGCTGTCTATATATTGACATATATTCTTATATACTTTTTCTCTTAAGTATTTCAAATTCTTTCCAACTTTTCAGCCTCTACTTTGATTATGTCTACATAATCCTTAATGTAATCATATTCACATTCATGATCAATGCGGTGTTTCAGACAAAAATTATATCCACATCTACACAAATTTGTTATTTCATCAAGTTGTGATATTTTACGTTTGCATATATGACATTGTTTTCTCATTTTATCAATCTACTATATATTGTAATTTTTTTAGTATTGACATAGCTTTGGATTTGATTTTGTCACCAGGGTCGTCCGTTACCACTTTGAAATCTTCATGTGTTGAATTCCTTGTATGAATACACTTTGTTTTTATTTCTCTCATCTCCTTTACTAATGACTGAATGCTAACAATCAAATAATAAATTATTCCAATAAAAACACAACTGATGATAAAAAGTGTCAAATCCATTATTTTATGTCAAGAAAAATATTATACATTCTTGTAAAATATGATATTATATAAAAAAATGACGATATATATATTATATTTTCAATCAAAATGCACACCGGAATTATTTCTTTTGCTAATAGAATCGTTCAAAATATTAAAATGAATGATTCTAAAGATGTAATATTAAAACAACTATATTCTTTGTACAATATTCAAATTATTCAAAAACAATTTCACAGACTTGACGAAAACAATATTAAACATATTGTCAATAATTTTCACCTTTGTTCCTTGAGATCTAACGGTAACCCTTACTACATTTTCTTTACCCTTTACAATGATATCCCAATCATCTACTTTATAGACAAAAAAATACATCCTGGTTATCAAAAACCTAGAATTTTGATTGTTAGAGGTATGTTTTCAAAAGAATTATTTAAAAATACTCTTATTGATGGAGAAATGGTTAAAAAAAATGATGGTAAATGGACATTCCTTATGAATGATGTTATTTCATATGAAGGTAATTATTTGTCAAACGTTCCTTTAACTGAAAGATTGAAAATTCTATATAAAATACTTCATAAACAACACACTCCAGATGATGTCATTGACGTTTGTGATTACAAAATTAAAAATTATGTTTATGTTTCTCAAGAAGGTATTAACGAATTACAAAATATTTCCAAAAAACTCGACTATACTTGTAGAGGTATTTATATATGGTCTTCCAATCTACGTTACAAAAATAAATTAGTCAATTTTAATGACGATAATATTGTTAATGTTGTAAGAAAAGTTAAAGATGAAACTAAATTTCAAACTCTTGACAATCAAGAAGAAACACTCAAAACAAGTCATTCAATTAATATCAAAGGTGTTCTTCAAGATAACAAAAAAGTATTCTGGATGATGAAAACTGATTATCCAGATGTTTATGAATATTATGACGGAGATAACACTATGATTGCAAATAAAATAGGAACTTCTCTTATACCAGATCTTGCTACTAGTCTAGCTATAAGAGAAGAAATGAAAAATAAAAACGCAGCCTCACTTTTGAAAGTAGAATGTTGTTTTCATCAAAGATTTAATAAATGGTATCCTGTCCATATTATTTAGTTTTGAACAATCTTTTATATTCAAGACTTACTATATTATGAAGAGATTTGAAACTTTCTCTTTTTAAAGGATTTCCATGTTGAGTACTATGTAATAATGATGTGAGAAAACCTTTCTCCTTATTATTATTGGTGACTACAATTTGTAAGTTTATAAAAGCATCTAATATGTATGAAAATGAAAAAACATCAGCTTTCAATGCTAACTGTTTATCAAAAATATGATCTAATTTATTTCCACTTTGAAATAATATGTCAAGAAAATCTTCAATCTGGTCTTTAAATTTTTTTCTGTTCAAACTAACTTCAAAAAAGGACTTATCGTAAAAATTGATTATATCTAGATGATTCAATAAGCTTTTTTTGTCAGTGTATACCTTCTTTTCACACACAATGTAATATATATAATATTCAGGAGCATAGAAATATTTATATTTTTTCTTTCTTATTAATGACTTTTTACTATAAACATGGTCCAGTTTTGATAACAAAGAAAAGTCAATTAAAGATATTTTTTTGTTGTTGAATAAAACATTATCAGGTTTAATATCATTATGAACTAAATTGCTTTTTTGAAATTTTATCATTCCCTTCAAAAACACTTGTAACATTGATATAAATTTCTTGTAACTTATCTTATCAGTTACTTGATCAATTGGTACACCACCATTTTCCATAATCAGTTGATAACATATCTTATCATACACAAAATATTTATCATCGTCAATACATCTTTTGATTCTATAATCTGTAAATGTATCATACTTAACCCAATGCGCGCCTTTCAGTTTGACAGTGAAATCATTGTTCGCATCAATTTTGTTCATTTGTTTTCCAATTTTTAATTCAAAATCAAATATTTCTTTGTTTTGAACTTTGAAAATTTTTGATACATCATTTTGTTTTATGTTTTTGTAAGGTATGATGGTCTTGACAATACTTTTTTTGTCAATAACGGGTTGATCAATTAAACACCCAAAACCTCCAGAAGCTATGAGAAACATGTTTGCCTACTTTGTTCCAAGATAAAAAAGAATATTTTGCAAATTAATTCTTTCATTTGGATGAAATTTACATGTCAAATTATAAAGGTTTTTTAAATACATGTATTCGTCATCTGTTATTTTGTCAACTTTTTTCAATAAATAAAAAATAATGTATGATGATGCATATATGTCACACTTGTATGCAATGGATAACGAAAAGAAATCTGCAATATTCTTATAATATTTCAAACTAAAAATAATCCTTTTAAAACCATCGAGATATTCTAGAAAAAAACGATTTTTATCACTGTTAACACTACACCAGTGTTTTAAGTAATACATGTGAATTTCTTTGTAAACTGACGATTTATTATCAAGAAGATTTGAAAATAAAGCATCTATATCTTTGATATTCTGTATATTGTATTTTTTCAATAAGAAAAAGACATAAAATTCAGGAGGATTGAATGGATATATATTAGATAATGTAAAATCACTTTTCACATAATTAAAGACATCTTCAACATGACAAGAAAGTCCAAAGTCTATTATTTTCAATTTGTCGCCATTAATAAGAATATTAGTAGGTTTTACATCTCTGTGCACAATATTTTTGGAGTGTATACTTTGTATACCTTTGAAAAACTGTATTAAAAAACATTTTGCTTCTTGAAAAGTAAATGAATGAATGTCGTTATTCAGTGGCAATCCTCCATAACCAAATATTATTTGAAACATTGTAGAATGTTTTATATTTATAACCTTTTGGCAATTTATTGATTCCTTATGTATGTCGCTTTTTTTAAAAATAACAGCCCCTTTAACAGGTACCGTAAACCGAGTGTAATCTTCAATTTCCATAATTACCTTGAGCATATCCAATTCATTACAATAATCTTCATTATCATCACTATATGTATATATTTTAGAAACATCTTTTTCACTAACATCTTTGTATTCAATATCCCATCGTACATCTGGGTTTAACATTATTGCAGGACTTATGACAACAGCATAACTACCTTTTCCCAAAATATAGAAGTTTTGTGTAGAATTGTTAATCATGAATCGCAACAACTTTTGTTTTATGTACAATATAGAAAAAAATATTAACACTCATATAATTTATCCAATATACACATTTCCTTTTTCAATAAGATATTGAACATTTATATTGGCTATTGGAATATCTTTGGAAAATTTACATTTATCTCTTTCAAGAATTGGATGTTCTTTTAATAAAATGTTTTGAAATTCAACTTGAGAAGGTTTTAATGAACAATCAACATCCTTTTTTATATTTTGTTTTACGACTGGCTTGTCTTGTTTTTTTAGATCGACACTATGTTGTGTATTTTGGAAATCAAAATTTGAAATATATACGATAATGAAAATACCAATTACTATACTGAAAACAATAAAACTTTCATTCATTCTTAATAAATTAAAATATTTTATTCATCATCAATGAACATTATTTTTTCTTGTTTGTTTTCGTTTGCTGTTTGAAGTTCTACATTGTCTATAAAATATTTAATAGTGTATCCATTAGATTTATAATATTTTATTCTTGAATAACCTTTTGTTTTGAAGACAGAGAATTCATCCCATATATCAATACAAAGAGGAGTGTACTTTCTTTCATTTGGCTTTTCTCTTAAAATTCTCCCGATAGATTGTTGAATATCTGAAATAGGACTTGCAAAGATCACCGTATTAAGTGAAGGTATATTCATTCCTTCAGCAGCCATTTGATAGGTTGCTAAAATGATTTGCTTTTCACTTGATATATCTAGATTATTTTGTGTCATTCCTCCCACGTAATACCCAATACTATCATTAATTTCTTTCACAAGAGTTTCTATTTTCGATAAATGCTGTCTTCTTTCTGATAATATCAATATTTTTCTATCACAATCTTTATTCAAAACTTCTTTTAGAAGATTTATTATAAATAAAGTTCTTTCTTCGAAAGCACAAATATTGTTTATCATAGCAGCAACATTTGGTTTTCCATTCCATAACAATCTCTTTGAACTATAGTCTACGCTGGGATTGAAATATTTGTGCATTTCAACAATAACCTCTATTTTTTCTTTGTTTACAAGTTTATATACCGATTTACCAATAAAGTTTTCAAATACCTTACGCATACCATCTTTTCTATTCAAAGTTGCACTTAATCCTAGAATAACAGGAGAATTCATTTTTTTGAAAGCTCTTGAAAATACTTCTGCTCCAAGATGGTGTACTTCGTCGATTATAACAAGACCAAACTCTTTGAAAATATTAATATCATAATCTCTAATAGCCAAAGATTGCAATGACGCAATAACAATATCTTTATCAACGTAATCAATTTTCGATTGCTTTATTTTTCCAATTTTGGCTGTAGGGACAAACTGTTTAACTGTGTCTTGAAATTGTTGATTCAAGAAATCTTTATGTGATACAAACATTGTTTTAACTTTCAACTCGCAAGCAATGTAAACACTCATGATAGTTTTACCGAACCCACAAGGTACCGAAATAATACCTCCTCTTTTAAGAGGATTTTTAGCAGCTTCTAAAAAATTATTGACTGGTGCTAATTGTTGTTGACGGAGAGTTCCATTAAATTCGAGATTTTCACATTTATTTTTATCAAGAAGAAGTTTATCATTGTCAGGAATACCAAATTTTTGTAAACCATAATATCTTGGAACATAAAGGATCTTTTCAGTTTCATTATATATTGTGAAACTTTTCATTTCATCATTACCTAAAGAAAAGTTTGCTGTAGGTGTCATAGTCAATTCCTTTTTTAAATCATCGATCTGTTCATTGTATTTTTTTTTTGAAATTCCATAACCGTGTATTGACAATACTGTAGACATTACACTCAAAAATATAATACAGATTCATTTTTTTATATAATGCTAATTATAGAAAGATTATATGCTAAAAGAATCTTTGAGAGTTTTGGCAATTGTGCTGTTACTAACAGTTGCTATTCTTGATGATTTCCCTTTTTATAATAAAATGAAGGATCCTACAACTCAACTTTTTTTAGCAATCGTAGTAATGTGTATGCTTATATATGATTCTCTTTTTGGATTTTTTATGGGACTTGTATTGATGTTGATATATTATGAAATATATAAGAAAATCAAGATCACCAAAAAAAATGATAAACAATTAAAAGAATCAGGTGAAGCTGATAAATCACAATCTACAAACGATAAAATATTGTTGGATTATATAACTGACGAACATCTTGTATCTGCACAAAATAATGTAGTAGATAAAAATAATTATAATACAGAAGTAAAAGGATTACCAAATGGATTCAATAATGAAGGATTGTACAGTGCACAAGGTATTGATAAGAAAGGTCTTATAATGTCTGGTTTTGATTATAATGACAAATATTTCTCCTTAGCGTAAATAATAATGAATAGTAAAAGCAAAAGTATATATGCTTCTTTACCAATAATACGCGTTTTGAAGTTTTCTGGCAATTGAGATATTATTTTTTCGAGGATTGTTGTGTTAAACATCAATGCAACAATCAACACTACTATGATGGAACTTTTCGCAATTTCGAAATCAAATATTGAAGATGACGAATGAGATGAAGAATTATATTTTAAATGATTAAAATCATCATTCGGTTGTTGAGAAACAAATTGTTGTTCGATAATCTGTGGCATTTCATAAATTGGGTCTTGTATAATGGGTTCTTCTTCAGGTTGTTTATATTTCTCAAACTCTTTTAATACTGTATTTACAGAAGGATCATCAGTTATCGAATTATTTTCACCAGATGTCTTAAGTGGTAGATTTTGTAAAGGTGTCGACATTTGTATTGTTTCAGTGTTCATTGGAATTGACGCCATGTTTCTTTTATACTAAAAGATAATATCAAAATAAGAACTATGAAAACGCATTTTAGATTTTATTTATAGGTGAATCAGATTCACTATATGGTAAAAGAACATTTTCTTTATCTTCACATTCAACGACATAAGGTTCATATTCAAAACATTTGTCTTCTATTTTGAAAACTTTCCCAATAAACTCGTTTGGATGTGGTGCAAAATATTGAATACAATTATCTTTGCAAACCTTTTTAAAGAGAACAGAAATTCCAAGTCCACATAAAAAACTGAAAAGAAAATTACCGATACTAGTGTTCATCAAATTATATACAATAGTATTTGTAATATCGCGTTTCATCTTTTTCAAAAGGAACCTCTAAAAAACAAAAATATTATATTATTGGTTGTTTAATAACTTTGCTGGTACATTTTACATTTTTGAATGTAACTTTGTAACAATCTCCACTAAGACCTTGATAAACCAAATTTTCTGTATTGAATGGGTTTGGATATTTGATAATTTTGGTTATTTCTAATGATTTCAAATTTGTGACAATAAACCCAGTTACCAAACCAATAAAGAAGAATATCAAACTAAACTTCATCTTTTAATAAATAATAATTTTTTATTTATCCTTAATACATCTTTTGGTTTTGACATTGAGTTTCTTACCCGGTGGACATTTTAATACCCTTGTTATAATATGATAAATATATTTTCTAGCATCATCAATATCATCATATGTAAAATCTTTTTCTGTAGGAAATTTACCATATTTGATATAGTATATAAAATACATAATTGTAAAAACCCCACAGTTCTCTACATCATCAACTTCTTGCAATATTGGATTTTCAGCAGTAAATACATAGTTGTATTCAATCTTTGCTAAATTAGGACGTTTATCAACTAACCAATCTACTAAAAAATGTATATTTTCTGCAACATCTTGATATTCATTACCATAAGGATCTAGTATATAGATAACTTGTTTAAAAGGATCTATGATACCAGAAATCCAATGTGAGTTATCTACATTGATAGGGATAATAACCTTTTTGTTGTTCCAATCAATGTCTATATTTTTCAAATATCCTTGTAAAAGGTCATCTAAGTCTTCTTCTTTTTCTCTCATTATACTGAAATCATAATACAATTCTGCATTTAATAACACAAATTTATTAGTGAGTTCTTCGTCTTTAATAAGCTTTTCAAGAAACAAATTTAAAGTAATACTTGACAATTGACCGTCTAAAATAGCATCAGCGTCATCATTGTCAAATGCTACAACTTGACCAAAAAACGTACGTACAAATGCATCTTTTTGTTTTTTCCAGAATTTAGTATCATCTTTATGTTCTTTATCGTCCAATTGCCAAAATTTGTCTTGTTTTACGACATCAATGTTAGAAGGCATTTCTTTAGGTAATTGGACTTGTTGAGGATTTTCTTTTGGTTTGGAAATAACACCGGTATCAAGTTTTTTGTTACGAGTAATATCGAATGTGAAAATATCTTCAATTGGTTTATATGTGAATTGTTTTCCAAGTATTTTGTACAAAGCTTCCTGAGATGGTTTCTTTTCATAATTTTTGATTAATTCTTGTTTTTCTTTCAAAAAGACTTCATATTCGTTATTTTGTATATTTCTTAGTGATTCAAAATTTTCCAAATAATACCTATATTTTTCATTTATTTCATTTTGTTTTTGTTTAACTTCTTCATCATATTTCATCAATTGAGATTTGATATGATCAATTGACTTCCTTTCGTGAATATGATCAAAAATAGAATCTAATATATCATAAGAGTCGATTGTCATAATCAATCAAAATCTATAATATAACTATAAAAAAATTGAACGATTTAGGTTTTAATATTTTCATTTTCAAAGATTCCTTTATAATACTCATCAATATTATTATCGCCACTGTGTTGTTCTTCGTAGAATGTGCGCGGGACATATTTTAAAACTGTTTTTGGTTTTTGACATTCGTTTTGTTGACTATAATATCCTTGTAAAACCAAAACAGTTCCTACAAACAAAAGAAATATGGCGAAGCTTTTCATCTATTATAATAAAAAAAGAAAAATAATAAAGATTTAATTTTACACTTCCTCATTTTTGAGTTCTTTGTTTTCAGTCCAAGGGTCAGTTTTTTCAAGAGCTTCTGCGATATTGTTAACATCTGTGTCATTTGTAGATGAAGAATTAACAGCTTCTTGCTTTCTTTTCTCAAAGACTTCATCTTTGTTTTCCATATTTTCCTTGTATTTTTTCATTAGAGTATTAAGTTGAGTTTCTCCATATTCTTGATTTTGAAGATCATTTGGATTAGGGGACCATGGACACCAGCATCCAACTTGACCGATGAAAATATCAAATTTATCGTCGATCTTCTTAAGAAATTCTGATCTATTTTTAGCTTCTTCAATTGTGTCAAAAGTACCTCTTACTTTAATACCACGCATAGTAGTTTGAAAGTTATTGTCACGATGATAATCTGCTTCAATATCCGAAGAATTTACAGATTTAAAAAATTTGAATTGTTCGTTCATTTCACTAGGGTCATACAGATAATTATGATTGTTTTGAATAGTTTGAATCATTTCTTGAGAATCAGGAAATTTTGTTTGTAGACCTTCAAACAGCATCTTCATATCTTGACCAAATTTTTCAATATATTTTGAAAAATAGTAAGATTCTTTGTTTACAATAACATCTTCGGGACTAAGGAAAGAAAGAAGAACATAATTTTGCCCCCTGATTGATTTATCTTCATCTAGATAATCATGTTCCTTTACTGAAACATTTTGCGTTGGTTCCATTTTATAAAATAACTTTATAAAATCTTATATAGTTTTTGAATGATTTATCAAAAAAAAATCTTTATAGATATTATAAAGATATAATAAGAAAAATGGAGTATTCGTTTGACATGCATGAAGCAGTAGTTCGTTTAATCAAATATTTACTAGAAGGTTTATCTGTTGGACTTGTCGCTTGGGCTATTGCTAAACCCAAACTTGACACAATGCAACAAATTATGATAATTGCTTTAACTGCTGCAGCAGTGTTTTCTGTCCTTGATGTATTAGCCCCTGCTGTATCTGCTGGAGCTAGACAAGGCGCTGGTCTAGGTGCTGGTTTCAAATTAATGGGTTTTCCTTAATTGAGTGAATGGATAACATTATTATTTTTATAACTTTTCTATATGAGAGATTTATAATAGAGGAGATGGGTGAAATTCATATTTCAAATCTTCACATATTTTTTTCCAAATTTGATCTTGAACGTATAACTTTTCTCGACTTTTCAACAATGGGAAATATCTCAAATATTCGTTGAATCCAAGTATTTGAAAAAACTTATATAATACATAACTATATGATAGGAAATTCTTCCTATCTTTTGGACAATGTCTAAGAAAAGGTCCTTGAATGTCTCTAAACATCAAGAAGAGCTTTTCTTCCAACTCCGGTGAAAAATTAGGAGTTGGAATACCGTTTATACGATTTATTATGTAATTTATGTGTTCATAATATTTATTTATTCGAAGTCTTTTCAAAATTTCTCGCATTTTCGAATAGGTAATATTTTTGGTATTAGATATCTTTTCCTTTTTTATTTCATTAAGAATCTTTTCAAAAACCTCGTTTGGAATATCAGTACTTTCTTTCCCCTGTACTTGATTGCACCATTCGCGGAAATGGTTAATTCTTTTATAACTGAAATGTGATGTATCTTTTATATTTTGTTTTAATATCGGTCTATTTTGTTCAACTAAAAGTAATTCTTGAAACCCGCATTTTTCACAAATAATAATAGCATCGTGTTGAAAACAAGTCATTTGTTCATTACATCTTTTACATAATTCTAGTCCACTATTATCAATTTTTTTGATATGATTCTTGTTTGTTATATTAAGATATTCATCTACCAAATCACTTTTATCTTTAGTTTTAGATTCCTGAATTATATCATCATTTTGTTTTTCTATATTATCGCATTTTGAAATGTTATGTAATGCATCTAATATAGTCTTGTTAGTTTGTTTCACAATTGGTTTTGAATGTTTTTTACTACTTTTTGATTGTTTATCAATAAGTTCATAATAATTAAATAGAATATCGCTTGTATTGGTATAATATTCCATTTCATCATACTTTTTCTTGTTATTCTTAATAGAACTATCGAGGGTTTGTATTTCTTCTTTCAAGAATATATTTGAGCTCCATATTTCATTATAATTATCATCGCTTGTATTTGAATTTGCAATAATATTTTCAATTTGTTTTTGAGCTATCATCAAAGAATTATACATTATTTCTTGTTCTTTTATGACTTGAATATTTTCTTCAATATTATTTATCATTTTACCATGCATAACATCCAATGTAAATAGTTTTTTGCCATCTTCTGAAACATGTATTCTTTTCTTTGATGTTTTCTCTTTAAACATTAATTTAAGTTGTAGATAAATATTACAGATACATTCTTAAGTATTATATTTTTTTTCTTGTATTATAGTATAAAGAATATAACAATAAAATGGGTGGTGGTCTTCTTCAATTAGTCGCTTATGGCGCTCAAGATGTTTATTTAACCGGTAATCCTCAAATTACCTTTTTCAAAGTTGTTTACCGCAGACATACTAACTTTGCGATAGAATCTATCCAACAAACCTTCAATGGTGTTTCTTCATACGGTTCTCAAATCTCAGTCACTGTTTCACGCAATGGTGATTTAATTAACAGAGCCTATATTCAAGTTAACGTCCCTAAACTCAGCGCTTATAGTGCTGGAGATACAACTACTCCCAGCTATGTTAATTACTACGGTCTTCGTCTTCTCAAAGATGTTGTTGTCGAAATTGGTGGACAACAAATTGATAAACATTATGCTGATTGGATGTATATCTGGAATGAACTTTCACTCCCTGTTGGCAAAAAACAAGGATATGATTTAATGGTTGGTGCCGATGGTGAAGATCTCAGTGTACAAACTACTGATACCAGAATGTTATATATCCCTCTCGAATTTTGGTTCTGTCGCAATGTTGGTCTCGCACTCCCTCTTATTGCCCTCCAATATCACGAAGTCAAATTCAAGATCAATTTCGAATCTATTGACAAATGTATCAATAATTCATCTGTAATCACTGATAACAAATTAGATGCTTCAATGTGGATTGATTATATCTTCCTTGATACCGATGAACGCAGACGTTTCGCACAACTTTCTCACGAATACCTTATTGAACAACTTCAATTCACTGGTCAAGAAAATCTCTCAAACACTGGAAATAACAGATACAAACTCAACTTCAATCACCCTTGCAAAGAACTTGTATGGGTTTCCAAAAACAGTGGCATGTCTGCGTGGTACAATTATACCACTACTGAAAATTCATTATATACAGCTGCTGTTCCAGCTGGTACTGATCCAGTGACCCCCGCTCAAGATGCGACTGTGACTTATCCTGTACCAGCAACTGGTTCTAATCCTATTACTAATTGCTTACTTCAACTTAATGGAAATGATCGTTTCGCTGTACGTGACGGTTCATATTTCAATTTTGTTCAACCTTACCAACATCACACCAACATCCCTACTAATAAAGGTATCAATGTGTACTCTTTTGCTCTTAAACCCGAAGAACACCAACCTTCCGGTACCCTCAACATGTCACGTATAGACACTGCTGTACTTTCATTAGAAGCTAGATCTGGATATCTTACTGGTCAACAAACTGGAACTTTACATATTTATGCCCTCAACTACAATGTCCTTCGCATTATGTCTGGCATGGGCGGTCTTGCCTACAGCAACTAAAAATTTTAAATCTCTCTTTTTTTTTCTTGTATTATAGTATAAAGAATATAACAATAAAATGGGTGGTGGTCTTCTTCAATTAGTCGCTTATGGCGCTCAAGATGTTTATTTAACCGGTAATCCCCAAATTACCTTTTTCAAAGCAGTCTACCGTAGACATACCAACTTTGCGATAGAATCTATTGAACAAACTTTCAGTGGAACTCCCGGATACGGACAGCGTGTAACAAGCACCATCTCCAGAAACGGAGATTTAGTACACCGTGTATATCTTGCCTTAAATTTAGATAGCATTGATGAGAATTTATGTAAATTCTTTGGTCTTCGTCTTTTAAATTACGTAGAAGTTGAAATTGGTGGTCAAAAGATTGACAAACATTATTCTCATTGGATGTACATCTGGAATGAACTTTCTCTTCCCGTTTCCAAGAAAGCAGGTTACAACAGAATGGTTGGTTCATCTGGCGGTGTCCCTGGAACAGATATGGAGACCAGACTTTATGTCCCTCTTGAATTCTGGTTCTGCCGCAACGTTGGCCTCGCACTTCCTTTAATCTCTCTCCAATACCATGAAGTTAAAATCAATATTAATTTCGAAACTGCCGCTAAATGTTCTGGAACTGGTACTGCTCTCACTAAATCATTCAGTGCTTCATTATGGGTTGATTACATCTTCCTTGACACTGATGAACGCAGACGTTTTGCTCAACTCTCCCATGAATACCTCATTGAACAACTTCAATTCACTGGTCAAGAATCAATGACAACCAGTGAAATGAAATCAAAACTCAACTTTAACCATCCTTGCAAAGAACTTGTGTGGGTTGTTACTGACAGTAGCGCCGATGAAAACAATTGGATGAATTATACTACCAATTCTACAGATGGAACCAATAAACTCCTTCTTGCCGATAAGACTGATACTGAAATCTCAAATAAATTATCCGCAAACTGTATTGCTAGTGTCAATCCTATCAAAACAGCTAAACTTGTTCTTAATGGAAATGACCGTTTCTCTCAACGTGATGGTCTATATTTCAATCTTGTACAACCATTCCAACATCACGAAAATGTTCCTTCCAATGCTGGAATCAATGTCTACTCATTTGCTCTTAAACCTGAAGAACACCAACCTTCTGGAACTCTCAATATGTCTCGTATTGACACTGCCAATCTTAACATTTCCAGCGATTCAACTTCAAACAGTACCAGAAATCTCAATGTTTTTGCCGTTAACTACAATGTCCTTCGTATTATGTCTGGTATGGGTGGTATCGCTTACAGCAACTAATAATAAAAATAATACATCTCTTTTTTTTTCTTCTATTATAGTATAAAGAATATAACAATAAAATGGGTGGTGGTCTTCTTCAATTAGTCGCTTATGGCGCTCAAGATGTTTATTTAACCGGTAATCCCCAAATTACCTTTTTCAAAGTTGTTTACCGCAGACATACCAACTTTGCGATGGAATCCATTGAACAATCATTCAATGGTAACAACAATTTCGGCTCTACTGTCAGTGTTCTTATTACACGTAATGGTGATTTGATACACCGTATCTATTACAGTGCTAAAGTATCCAATACCGACTCTACTACTACCAATTCTTTCGATTTAGTTCCTTATTTCGGTCAAAGACTCCTCAAAACTATTGAACTTGAAATTGGTGGCCAAAAAATCGACAAACATTATTCAGAATGGTTATACATCTGGAATGAACTTTCAATGCCTGTAGGTAAAAAAGAAGGTTATCTTAAAATGGTTGGTGGAACCAAAGATCATTCAAATATCGCACTCAAAGGCACTGAAAAATACGAAGTTTATGTTCCTCTCGAATTCTGGTTCTGCCGCAACGTTGGCCTTGCGCTCCCTCTTATTGCCCTTCAATACCATGAAGTTAAGATCAATATATCATACGCATCTGCTGCTGATATTGTTGTCGCAGGTACTTCAGCTGTTTCAAATGCCGCATTAAATGATGTCTCATTGTGGGTTGATTACATCTTCCTTGACACTGATGAACGCAGACGTTTCGCTCAACTCTCCCATGAATATCTCATCGAACAACTTCAATTCACTGGTTCTGACAATATCACCGCCAGTGCTGATGCTAACACCATGAAGAGTTCACGTATGACATTCAATCATCCTTGCAAAGAACTTATTTGGACTATCCATGATAATTTAAATACTGGATCAGACAAATGGAATAAATATTCTACCTCTACAACCCATGCTAATCCTGTTCAAAAGGCCAAAATACAACTTAATGGAAATGATCGTATGGCTGAACGCGATGGAACTTATTTCTCCCGTGTACAACCTTATCAACATCACGAAAATACTCCTTCCGTTTTTGTTGGTGATGGCATTGTACCAAACGACAGTGGTATCAATGTTTATTCATTCGCCCTTAAACCCGAAGAACACCAACCTTCTGGCACCCTCAATATGTCTCGTATTGACACAGCAGTTCTTTCAGTATCTTCTTCAGTTGAAGGCAACTTATCCATTTATGCTGTAAACTACAATGTCCTTCGTATCATGTCGGGCATGGGTGGTCTTGCTTACAGTAACTAAATTTTCCTTTCTTTTTCAATTTTTTATAGTTATAAAAAAATTTACCAAAAAATAGAATTCGATTATATAAATAGGATTGGTGACAATAATATCATATATCCTAAATTGTATACCAAATAATAAAATATATGCAATGATTTCTCTAGTTGAAATATAATATAATCCTTTTTATATTTCTCACATTTCATATGAGTATATTTTAAATACGTCTTTTTGTCAAAATATGATATACACCTGTATTTTGGATCAATCAAAAGTGCTCTTGGAAAATTATCGGGTACATATTTTTTTTGGTATTCTAATGATATCGTTACATTGTTGATAAATGTTACTGCTAATAACAATATGCTATATAAAAATAATCTCATTTGACAAAATACATATACCATTTGTGTATCATTTTTTTATTTTTATCCATATTTGTTAATCAATTGCTTTAAGCCTTTTCAGAGAGTACATATCACAAACTATTTCAGATTTTTACACAACTTTTATTTTTTTATAGAATTTTCAGAGATATGTACTCTTCCAATCAAACTGTTACAAAACTGTTACAAAACTGTTAAACAATTGCTTTAAGCCTTTTCAGAGAGTACATATCACAAACTATTTCAGATTTTTACACAACTTTTATTTTTTTATAGAATTTTCAGAGATATGTACTCTTCCAATCAAACTGTTACAAATCTGTTAAACAATTGCTTTAAGCCTTTTCAGAGAGTACATATCACAAACTATTTCAGATTTTCATACAACTTTTATTTTTTAAAGAATTTTCAGAGATATGTACTCTTCCAATCTATATAAACATTTTCAATATTACTGTATATAATGAATAAACCTAATGCTGCTATTTTTATATTAACACAAAATACTATAGATAGAAAGATTTATCTTAAAACTTGCCTGTATTTTCTTTTTAGAAACTTCAATAAAGTTTATAATTATCCTATAGTAATATTACACGAAGGAGATTATGATCAAGAATCACAGAAAGAAATTATAACAAGCATTCGATCAAACCATAGACATCTCATAACATTTAAAGAAATTGATAAACAAGATTTTTCAATACCATCTCATATTGATCAAGAAGTTGTAAACAAAATTATCGCAATTAAACCAATCCCATATTGGCGAAATGTGAAATACAGAATGATGTGTAATTTCTGGTTACAACATTTTCAAAAATATACAAAAGAATATGATTATGTTATGCGCTTAGACGATGATAGTATTATTGAAGAACCTATCGAAAAAGACTTATTTCACATTATGAAAGAAAAAGACATGGTATATATGTCAAATATAGTACATTTAGATTGTGGGATATGTAATTACAATATGAAAGAAATGTTCCAATCATTGTTTCCAAACATGACTGATAAGATTGAAACAGTATTTGTATCAGCAAAACTTTCACCAAATATGAAAGATATTTATGATAAAATGACACAAATTCTTAAAATAAATGGAGATTATGATCAAAAAAATTATGAACAAGATATTGAAATGAATATGCCTGTAATGTATTACAATAATTTCTTCGTAACTTCTACCAAGTTTTGGGAACGCGATGATGTCAAAACAATTGTTGAAAAAATCAATCAAAATGGAGGTATATTCTATTACAGATATGGTGATGCACCTCTTCAAACATTAATAGTTACATTAATGGAACCAACTCGTATAGCAAGAACTACATTCAAATATTCAAAAAGATTACAACGCGAAGCTTTTTGTGATGGAACGGAATTTCATTCTTATATGCCAAAATCTTATGATGATTCTTCTTGTATTATAAAAAAATAAATTCAAAAATAAAAAATGATTATATATATTAAAAACTATCAACATAACTATGCGTTTTATAGGTGCTCATATGAAAAAACAGACATCGGTTGTCAATACTTTGAAAACTCTTGAAAAAGAAGGAGGAAATGTAGCTCAAATATTTGTATCTAATCCTAGAAGTGTTCAGGGCGGAAATATACAAAAATATAAAGAAGAATCAAAAGATATTCGCGACTTTTGCAAAGATAAAAAGATGAAAATTGTTATACACGCCCCATATACTATCAACTTGGCTCGCGAATTAAAAGATGGCAAAAGAATACAAGATATTGAAGATTGTTACTGTACAAAAGTACTGATAAATAATTTGGAAATATCTGATATTATAAATTCGATAGGAGTTGTATTTCATGTAGGCAAACATACAACAAATACAAAAGAAAGAGGTGAACAAAATATGTATAATTCTCTCAAATTTATCATCTCGAAAATGAAAGAAAAACAAATCCAATCTAAACTTATTTTGGAAACTCCAGCAGGTGCTGGAACAGAGTTACTGACCAATTATACAGAATTTATAGACTTCTATGACAAATTTACAAATGATGAAAAACAATACTTGAAAATATGTCTCGATACCGCTCATATCTGGTCGGCTGGATGCGATATCAATGAATATTACTTCAATATAAAAACAATTATTAAGGATGTCATTGTTATACATTTGAACAACAGCAAAAAAAATAAAGGATCAAAAGTAGATGTTCACGAGACAATATTTGAAGGGAAAATGGAAACAGAAACTATTATGACTTTCATCAAGAATCTAAAACATAACCCAGTAATTGTACTTGAAAAACCTTCAGATGACATTAATAAAGAATTTTTATGGATACAGGATATTTAGATATTGTTTTGTTAAGTTGTTTCAACATTATTCAATATTTTATTTTTACAAGGAGCAAAAGATTTTCTGTGAAATTTTGTTATACCGTAACAATTTATCGCTTCTATATGTTTTGATGTCCCGTACCCCTGATTGTTTTTTAAATCATACTTCTCAAGTTCAGGATACTTTTTAACTAATTCTAATAAAGTTTCATCATGATAGTCTTTTGCTAATATTGAGGCCGCTGCAATATTCAAGTACTTCGAATCCCCTTTTATTACACATTCATATGGTAATATATCATTATCTTCCCCTGGAGGAATATAACCTTTGAAAATAGGCCCATCAATTTTGATTTCTTCAAAAGGACATTTCTTATATGCTTGATCAATTGCTCTGTTCATTGCCTTCATTGTACTTGATAATATGTTTGTATTGTCTATTTCTTCATTCGTTGATTCACCTATTCCATATGTAACAGCATGCTGTTTTATATATTCTGCTAATACTCTTCTTTTTTTACGAGATAGTTTCTTTGAATCTTTGATTTGTAAATATTGTTCATCTGGAAATTCAATAGGTAAAACAACGCATCCAGCTACAACATTAAAAATCAATCCTCCGCGATTTGATTCGTCTACACCCCCTATCAATCTACCATCATTGAAATGTATGTAAGATGTCATCAATATTCTATATATTTCTTTTTTATATAAATTATATATAATTATGACCTTTGATATAAAACAAAAAATAATAACAACAAATATATAAACAATCTTTATATGATTGCCATACCATTCCTCGTACCTCCAATTTTGACAACTTTGTGATTTTGTGCAATCACATAAAGAACTTCTTCTTTGAACTTCCAAAAACTATTTTGAAGTTCTACTGTAAGAGTTGTTTGACGGTTTTTACTATCATCCAACACTATATTTGCAGATAATTCAAATAAATCTCAACATGAAAGATTAAACTTTTTAATGTCCAAAATATCATCATTTTTGATACTTTAAGCCCACTTATTGAGTGCAATCTCACCTTTTGAAATTGCAAATATTTTGAAAATTAATTAATCGGTTTTAATTTTTTAATGGTTGAATAGATTTTGTTACAGCCTTTTTGATTTCTTTCATATCCGGAATTGAGTTTTTGACAGATTTTATTGATTTTGCACTTTGATTTTGTATGTTTTCACCCAACCAATTTTGTACTTTTTGCAAGGATTTTGTGAAAGATTCTGATGAGTTTGCACTATTGTTTTGTTGTTTATTATCAAACCAATTTTTTACACTTGTTAATGTATTTGATACTGATTCAGTAGATTTTGTACCTATGTATTTCAATGAGTCTTGAAACATTAAGTATATTATATAAAGAATAATCAAACTAAACATCAATAAAATAGATATAAAACCCATCTTGACATAAAACTTTAATTTGGTATATTTTTTATAATCATAATCAACTCTATTTTTATCAGGTTCATATTCTTTATATATTGCCTTATTTAAAATATTTGATCCATTATATTCTGTAGTTGTACTTTCTTTTTTTTGACATTTTGGGTTTGTATTTTCATCCCATTTACATTCCTTATAATTTTCACAATTTTCTCTCGTTTGCAAATTACAAAGATCACCTTCAGTACTTTGTTTTGCATATTTCAAACCTGTAATTGGTTTTTTTATATTCTCATTTTCTTTCTTGTTATTTAGTCTATAAAATATTATATTATTACTATAATAAGAGTTTCCATTGAAGCAAATATCACATGCTTTTAAAAAAATTCTTTTTTTTACCTCATCTGTATCATTTTGACCAATAATCATATCTTTTTTTGCATATGCGATGTCATATGCATCTTCAATATGTTCTGGTGTATGGATAAAATCTGAGGCGGATATAACTGATTTGTTTGGTATAATGATGTTTTTATATGTTGTATTTTTAATCAGTTCATCTTGTTTGGTTTTGATATCTGTAAGTATATTAGATGATATGGTATCAATAGATATGGTATCAATGTTATTATTATTTTGCCATTCCTTTTTTATTAATGTTAATAATGTATTACCTTTATTCAATTCGAATTCAATAGATTCTTTTATTTTTTCATAATAATTGATCGTATTGAGTTTTTGTTTGTCTTTTATACTATCCAAATCGTGACCGAATAAAAGAACAATTTGTAATGGAGTGTAATTAAACTGATTTTCATATAAACCATAATCTAAATCTTTTTTTTCAATACATTTAGTTTTATCTGAAGGATAAGGAACTTTATGTAATTCGCAAATGTCGTAACATACATTTGAACTGTCTATAAAATAGTTATTGCCATGATAGTAATCGGGAATTGTAAACCAATCATACCACCTCTCTTGACAAACTGGTTCTGTTATTAAATTTACAAAGTTGTCAGGTTTTTCTATAGTATTGTCTTTTAATCTTTTAAATTCTTTTGGGAATGATATATCTTCAGGTAATTTACATTCTTTATTTTTAAAATCCACTGTATACCATGGATCATCTGTTAAATCAATACAATTTTTGTACACCTCATCTTTATATATTGAACACAAATTATTGTCTACATATGATGAAACATCATTAACGTTTGGATCAAAACCCAATGAATTAAAGAGGTTAGATGAAGATGCATTCTTGCACTTTTCAAAATTGGTTTTCAAATCACCAATACTATCAAATGAACAATTATCAGCATTCGCCATTTATTATTAAATTATATTAAATTTTTAATCAAAAGGTTGCAAATTGTCGTAGAAGTGAAATTCAAGGTAGTTATACAACATATACTGGATTTGTGACATCTTTGCCATTTTTGTGAGAAGATATTATACATGTATTGGTATTGTTTATAAGTTCTGTGCCTGTTGGACAGTTTAATATCCATTCATTATTTTTTTGTTCCCATGCAATTGTTTTTGTAGTTTTACCATCAGTTCTATATTTTTCTTGAAAATCTCTTGGAAGATTCTGGAAATCTCTGTGTTCATTCTCTTTCATCTTCCATACAATATCCTTTGGTTTCAAAACATTGTAATATTTCTCGTCATCATCCTCTTTTTTTGTTATAACTGAAATATTATCAGCTCTCTTTCCACTCAACAGTGGTCTATCAGTTGTTGGAATATTTTTATTCGAAGCAATATTTAATATAACATTTGAATATGCAATACCAGATGCGAAGGGTTCATTATTTTTTAAAAAGTTCGAGTAGTAATTGAAATTAAATAGGCTGAATTCGGGCATTTCACCTAATTTTGGTTTTGTGCTCAAAAATGACTGAGATGATTGAGATATACCACTTGTTTGTAAATAAATGTTATTTCCACCAGATTTTCCACCAGATTTGTTATCGTTTGGAAACATACTATTAGAAGCACTTGATGCAAGGAACATAATAACAATAATTAACAAAATGGTACCAATAACCCACATTATTGGTTTTCCAATATTAGATATGATTTGCATGACATTGTTTAAACCACTTCCTATATTTGTTATTGATTTACCCAAACCTTTCAAAGTAAACTGCGACCAATTTGAACCCCGATCTAATAATTTAAAAAAACCTTGGATTAAGTTGCAAATAACAGTATAAATACCTTTTGCTGCGACAACAGCTCTAGGTGTCCAACTGTCTGGAAATTTAATTTGATCCATCTTTTATATTTTTAATATATAAAAATTGTGTTTGTATTATTTTTTTTATTATATTTATCAATAATAATGAAACTTAAAGTGATATTATTTTGTATTTTAATAGCTTACATATATTGTTATTTTATATATCCAGATAATGTGACGATATTACAAACATCAGTGCAAGATTTTGAATTTAATCTAATATTTCAACGACAACCATTGGTGATAGAAGATACTGTAAAGGACGTAATTTCTTTAGTAAACTCTTGGTTTAAAAACAATATTATAGAAGATTCTATATTTGATATCAGTAAAACATGGAATCTAAACAAACATAAATACATGTATATTTATGCACTCGAAGACACTGAAGTGCTGTTGTATCAAGCAGGAAATAAAGTAGTTAATGATGTAGCAGATAATAGAGAACCTGTATTATCAATAACGTTAAAAAAATACCAAAGTATTTTAATACCTTTTAGATGGCACTATAGTTTGTCAAAAAACCATGATGTTAAAATATATGGGATACATGATTATATAACATATATAGTTTGTAATTTCATATAATTATTTCGTTTTTTTGGAAGATTTTTTCTTTGTGAACAATATACCGTTTCTATCATTTGTATAATCTTGTTCAATTGTCTCTCTATGTTTTTTCCACATTTCCATAAGTTCTAGCAATTCTTTCCTCCAGATATTTTCAATTGAAGTCTTACGAATATTTTCTAGATTACTTTCTAAGTCTTTGACTTCTTTTTCTAATATTATCTTTCGATCATATGTAAGTTGGGAAATTGGCATTTTAAGTAGATAATTGTAACCACTATTATTGCCAGTTTCTTCATTTTCTAATTCAGTTTGGGAATCTTTGAATATTTTTCTGTATTTGAGTTCTACAAGCCTATCAACGATTTGCGATATTTTTTGATTCATAACGACAATTTTCCCATTTATAACATCCAATATGAACCTAATTTTTTCAGATATAAGATTGTACTCGTTTTCAAGTATTTTTATTTGGTATGCTTTGCGTTCACTGTATTTTTGAAGTCTTACACGAGACCATTGTTTGATAATATCTGTTGTTGACTTATATTTTTTGATAGCTCCAATATCACTATATAAATGCATATTGTTGATATTCATATTTTTGGAAGAAATCAATTTGAACTCTGTATCAAATTTATCTCCTAATTTCTTAACAATATCATCAGTGAAGTAAAGAATAAATTTGATATTCTTGGACGTGTAATGATTTTCAAACGATTTCAAGTAATTAGAACCAGATGTAATCATATTTTCCAACATTTCTTTATAATCTTCTGTCCATATACCAACAGGTAATTCAGTAATTTCAAGAGTACGCTCGTCAATCCAGTTATAAACTCCTTTACTTATATAAGATCCTTTGTCTGTTTGTTGAATAGTACCCGTGAAGCCCAAATACCATGGTGTGAAGCTTTCAATAGAAACACTATCAAGGTTTTTTTTCTCACTTGCATCACAAAGTTTAAGACAAGCATTAATAATATCTTCAGGATTATACTGTGGAATATTTGTTGAAAATCCTGTACCAATACCTACACCACCATTCACGAGAATCATGGGGATAATAGGAATATAGAATTCGGGTTCAATAGAATATCCATCTTCTTGTAAATAATTAAGAATATACATATCATCTTCTCTGTAAATAAGCTTTGTCAATGCAGATAATAGAGTGAAAATATACCTAGGGGATGAAGCATCATTGCCACCAACCAATCTTGATCCAAACTGACCATTTGGTTGCAACAGATTTATGTTATTAGTGCCAACAAATATTTGTGCCATACCAACAATTGCTTGTTGTAGAGATTGTTCACCATGGTGATAAGCAGTTACTTCACTTACATTACCAGCTAACTGAGCGACCTTAATTTCATTTGTGAAAAGTTTTCTTTTAAGACAAGCAAACAATATTTTGCGTGTACTTTCTTTCAATCCATCACAAATATGATTGATTGATCTTTCAAGATCTCTATTACTGAAATGAATCAACTCCTTGTTAACGAAATCTTCATATTTGACATCTACTTTAGTATAATCTAAAACATCATCTTTTTTGTATTTCATAAGCCATGTCTTTCTATCATCTGCTCGTTTTTTATTGAATGCAAGGTCAAGATATTGATCAGATGCGTCGGTTCTAATATATGTAACTGTCTTCATATTTTTGAAATATGATTTTGCCTCATCATCTTTTGAAGTACCCAACCCTTTGTAATATTTGATTTTCCAATTTCCTTGTTTTGTTTGAACCCACTGTTCATAATCACTCATATTGTAGAAAACTTGAACTTCTCCTTTACTATTTGAAGCTTTGATGATTGGTGTAAGCATTGATGTCAAGAAACCATTTATTTTGTATAGAGATGGCCAAAGTGATTCAAATACATTGAACAATAATCCTTTGATGTGACTTCCATCATGATCTTGATCTGTTAGAATCATGATTTTACCATATCTTAATCCCTTGGTATTTTCGTATTTTTTGTTTTGCTCAAGACCTATAATTTTTTTAAGCGCTGTAATTTCCGCATTATCTGAAATTTTGCTAATTGCTGCATCTTTAACATTCATCACTTTTCCTCTCAATGGAAAGACACCGTATCTATCGCGACCAATTACACTTAACCCAGCTATAGCCATTGTTTTAGCAGAGTCTCCTTCCGTTAAGATAAGTGTGCAATTATCGCTTTCTTTTGTTCCTGCAAGATTAGCATCATCTAGTTTAGGAACAATGATTCTTGAAGTCTTTTTACCATCTGTTTTTGTTAGTTTTTTTTGATTCTGAAAATCAGTAAATGAAAGAACGCGTTCTACAATATTTGTTTTGTATAGTTTGTCAATAAACTTATCAGATATATCACATTTAGATCCAAACTTATTGGAAGGGGTTGTCAATGTTTCTTTTGATTGACTGTCAAAAGCTGGATTCACAATTGTACTTTTCACAAAGACAAATAAATTATCCTTTATGACCTGTGGTTTGACAGTCTTCTTTTTCTTCGATTCTATTAAATCTGATATCTTTTTAACTATAGAATTAGTTATAATATTTACATGAGTTCCTCCCCTTACTGTATTTATACCATTCACAAATGAAATTTGATCATATCCTTCTTTTGCAATTGATACTGCTATTTCCCATCTGTCATTACATTTTTCATATATCAAAGGACTTTGTGTTTTATCAACAAATAGTTCTGCGTATTTTTCAAAATCTTTGACAGGTAGTTTCTCATCATTAAATGTTACTGTTACAGATTTATTAGTACAAGCTGCAGCATCAATTGTCCTTCTTTTGAATAGTTGATAAATATCATCTGTTATTCCCGATAATCCAAATCTTTCATAATCTGGTAAGAAGGATATTTTTGTATAAGGCTGTTTTGAACTTGAACGAACAGATGGTTTTTCTTTTTCAAGCATATTGTTTTTAAATGTTTGTGTAAATATCTTTTGCCTATAGTGATCAACTGTTTCAACAGTAAACTTTTTAGAAAATATGTTTGATAATTTCAAACCATATCCTCCTTTTCCACCAATTATCTTTTCCTCTTGGTGATTATAGTTGGTACTTGTGAGAAGAGTACCAGTAATTAATTCAGGAATATATGTTTTGAGAGATTCATGTTGAACAACATCGATACCATTCCCATCATTGGAAATAGATATTATACCAGTTGACTTATCAACATTTACTTTTATATTTTTCATATGTTTAACATCTTTCTTTCCATTACTTTCTTCAATCTGTAGTCTTACAGAATGATCTATAGCATTGACAATTACCTCGTCAAATATTTTAAGAAGACCAGGGACATATGTTATGTTTTTTTGCTCCATTTTTTTCGTGTTATCATCGAAAATATACAAATCTAACGATGTTGAATTCGTAGAACCAACATATGTGTCAGGAATATTGTAGATATGTTCTCGTAACTCGTATTTTTTGTATTTATCCTCTATTTTTTCATCTGCCATCTCTTTATTTATAATTAGTATAAAAAATATGATTATTGGTTAATCAATTTTTGTTTTTATACCTTTTTAATTTTTATTTTGATTAACAATCTGTAATATTTTGTTAGCAATTTCTGCTATTGATTTATCATCGACATCTATACAATATATTTTGTTTTTGTTTTCTTGAATTATTTTTTTGTATACACTACAATGTTTATTGTGTAATTTTTCAATATATTCTTTTGTGATTTGTTTTTCACATGGTCTATTTCTTTTTTGAATTTTCTTTATACAATTTTCCGGAGAAGATTGTAAATATATGTAAATAGATTTATCCCAAAGATGATTAGTCTTTTTGTGTAAAGAATGAAGTATTTCTTTATCTGCACTTGTGATCATTCTTTCTTCCTCTGCAACTTCAATAAAAACATCTTGTATGAATCGCGGACTTCTTTCTATAAAAATGTTTACACTTTCTGTCTTTTCCTGAATCCAACAACGATCCAACCATACTCGTATTTGAAACTTGAAAACATTTGAATAATTGTCATAAAAATCAGTCAAATATTTATTCCAACTATCTATCGGTTCCAAATCTACAGGTATTTTGTAATTTCTATGTAAATAATTCAATACACTGGATTTTCCAGCTCCAATATTTCCATCAATTGTTATAAGAACCATGATGATGATTATAAAAAAATAATATCAGTTTTTATTTATATGTTTTTAATGAAAAATGTTATGTTTTTTCAAAATAGAATTCATTTTTTTAAGTGTCAAATTATTCTCCTTTTTGAGATCATTCTTGATATTTTGAATTTCTTTCAACATCATATTTATTAAATATGTTTGTACATCTTTGCTTATCTTCATATTATGGTATTTACAATGTAATGATAACAGTTGTTTGATCTTTTTGGAATATTTTGAATTTTTCGCACCTCCAATAATTTCTGTGTTGGATATTTCAGGTCTTATTAGACCATCTTTTAAATCAACATTTAAAATGTCTTGACCCTCGTTAGCAGCAGAATACATCGATTCCTCTATTCCCATATATGTGGAAGATCCAAGTCTTCCTCCAATCATTCCTCCCTTTTTAGTACAATGTTTGCATCTTAAATTGAACATTTTCTTGACATTTTCTAAAGTTTCCTTATCAGCTTTAGTTTGACCATTGTGTTTACACATGATATATAGAACAGCAACCATTTTGAAAAGCTGCATTTCTAACCAAATAGATAAAGTTTCCACAAATTTTTCTTTTTCAGTTTTGATGACACAATCTTTAAGTATTTCAGCGGATATACCGTCGAATATTTTGTAATTATCCATATCTAATAAATATCATGAAAATAATTCTTATGTTATAGTAAATATAAAAGAAATGAATTCAAAGAATGAACAATTGATGAAAAAGAAAACCGACAATGTTCAACAATGTAAAAGAATATCATCATTTCCAGTACAGGCAATGTTACCTTCTAAAGTTAAGACGATATATGCGAATGACAATTCTCTTAACAAAAGAATTGAATCTTTATCTGTTCCAAAACCTTACGGTGACAGATATGATACCCATCAATCTCGTGATCAATCAAGTAATGGTTTCGATATAATGTCCAAAAATATAGAACATACACCAGTTTCATCATTATTCTTTTCTAAAAGAAACATTGATGCTTTGCAATTTGGTTTACAAAATACTGTTTTCAATAAATCTGGCGGAACATACAATATTGGCAAACAAAATGAGTTAGAACTCAAAATTGTTATGAGGTCTGTATATTTCGACTATCTCAAAAATGGCTTTACAAATATTTCATTTTATCCTGATAATAATCCTATAAATAATTTTGACAGAGATGTTACCAATTCTGTTCGAAAACTAAACGGAGGAGTATTAGAATGGTGTTCAAAAGAAATTCTTACAAACATTCAACAATTTGCAGATTTCAAGAAAGAATTAGAAAGAGATGGGAGAATTGATGTCATGGAACGTCCACAAAATATGAATATTACAGGTACTAAAAATTGGTAGGTGTAAAAAATATAATCTTTAAATATAGAAGATATGTCCCAAGAAAAGGAGGAAGTTGATATTTCGTCACTTAATGAAAGTGATCAAAAAATGTTTTTATCACAAAAAATGAAAATGTTTAAGTTCACCATACTCACATGTGTTTTTTATGCTCTTTGTGCAAGTGCTTTACTTGGGGTAATGCTTTTTACAAAATGGGGTAAAGAAAATATTTATGAAAAAATGGGTTATTTCGTGACCACATTTATTATCGGAACATTTTTAATGATTTTAGTTCTTATATATTACATCATTGAATTCAAACCGATTCTTCCCAAGAATCAATTTGGATATGATTCACAAATGTGTCCCGACTATTGGAATTTAACAAAAGTTGATATCGAAAATAATCTCGATGAAGGAGATAAAAAGTTTTTTGACGAAAATCAAAATCAAAATCATTTCAAATATAGTTGTAATATGGACAAGAAAATATACTCACATGATAATATTGTTGAAAAACCTTCATTTGAAGAATCTCGTACCAAGGAAATTATCAAACATGTTGACGATGTTGTTTTAACAAATGTATTAAATGAAGCAGATACAGTACATATGAAAGAATACTTACAACAAATGAATGGTTATAAATATAAATATGATGGTGATGCTTCAAAATATAAACCTAATAACACGAAGTCAACAAACAATAATATTGCAGATGCAAATGCTGCCGGTGTACAAAAATTACCTATATCGTGTGAAAAAGTTTATCCAGCATATTTATCTACAATGGATCAAGAACATGCAAAACAAAATGGTCTTTCAAAAAGTAATAAATTCCGTTGTGCATATGCTTCAATTTGTGACGTACCTTGGACAGAGGCAGGATGCTACAAAACTAAATAAATTCTATTTCATAACAGCTGTAAGTACATCATTATGATTGTAATTCTGTAAAACGAAATCTTCAAAACGAAGATCATTTATCCATCGAATTTTTTCTTCAATTGTTGTTCCAATTGAAGGTGCCTCTTTATTGATCATCAATTGAGGTGGTGAAAATATATCATTTTCAATTTGTTTGTTGACACTTTCAATATGTTCTTCATAAATGTGAGAATCAGTCATATTGATGGATATAGCACATGGTTTGATGTGTAAAATCTTTGCAATTATATGTGTAAGAATTGCCGCACTTGCAATGTTGAAAGGAAGACCAAGAAACAGATCGGTACTTCTCATACTAACAGAACAATGAAGACCTTTCGAATTTTTATAGAAAACATAAAGAATATGACACGGAGGTAAAGCCATTTCGTGAAGTTGCAAAGGATTCCAACCTGATATAACAGACCTTCTACTATTTTCTGGTTTCAATAACTCTTCAATAGCGTATCTTAATTGATCAAAACCTTCTAAATCATTGTTTTTTTTATAAGGTTTTCCAAAAGATCTCCATTGCCAGCCGTAAACAGGTCCCAGTTCACCTTCTTTGTAATGTGAAAGTCCAACTGAATCAAGATATTCTCTTGATGAATTTCCATTCCAAATTTTAACATTTTTTTCTTTCAACTCATTTGCATCTGTCGAACCTCTTAGAAACCACAAAAGTTCTTCTATAATTCCGCGAATAAACATTTTTTTACTCGTCAATAGAGGAAAAGATTTGTCTATATCATTAAAAGATATCATTTTGCCAAAACTAGAAATTGTATATCCATTTCTTGTCTTCGTTCTTTCACCATTTTGAAGAACATCGTGCAATAGTTGTAAATAGCCTTGTTCACTTCTAAACGAATCCATTAGAAATCATATCATAATAAGGTTTATATATTTTTCATTTGTAGAAAAAAGAAGCTTTAAGCCTTTTCAGAGAGTACATATCACAAACTATTTTAGATTTTTATACAACTTTTATTTTTTATAGAATTTTCAGAGATATGTACTCTTCCAATTAACCTGTTACAAAAACCAAAAGATATGCATTAAATTGTATGAGAAGAACTCAAAAAGACA